GAATGGTATCAAACTCTATTGGGTAAAATCCAAAAGGTTTCTAACGAAATCCAAAGATTAACTCTTAGAGGTGGTGCTAACTTCGTAGTTGTTTCTCCGACTGTTGCAACAATCTTAGAATCAATACCTGGATACATGGTAAGTACAGATGGGAATAAATCTCAGTTTGCTGCTGGTGTTCAAGTAGCAGGAACTATGAATAATAGATTCACTGTTTACAAAAACCCATATATGACTGAGAACAAAATACTTGTTGGTTTCAGAGGAAGTAATTTCTTAGAAACTGGTGCGGTATACTCACCATATGTACCACTAATTATGACTCCATTAGTATATGACCCTGAGGATTTCACACCAAGAAAAGGTGTAATGACTCGATATGCTAAGAAAATGATTAGACCAGAGTTTTATGGTACAATTAATTGTAAAGACTTAAACTTAGTATAAGTTAATTAATTCTTTACTAACCTCTTAATATAAGGAGGTTAACTTAGTTGAAAAACCCCTACTTTTTGTGGGGGTTTTTCATATATATTTGATATTTATATATGAATTATAAAATGTAATTTACTAGCCTAAGTAGTCACTAAACAAGGTTAGTATAAAAAAAATTAACAATCCTGAGAGTAGTGACTCAACATTAGGAGAAATAAAAATGGCAAAAAGAATAGGTAAATATAAAATTACCAACAGAGAAAGTGAAGTATCGTTAAGAGATGGTGGGAAAATTGATGGTGCTGTTACAATAACAGGTGATGCAACGTTGTCAGGTGGTGGAACACTAACTGGTGCTAAAAATCAAATCGTTGGTAGTGCTACTGGAGCTAGTGTAACACTAACAGCGGCTCAATCAGGTGCTACAGTATTTGTAGGTGGTGGTGCTAGAGTAATAACATTACCAGTTGTAGAAGCAGGACTTAATTTCAAACTGGTATTCGCTACAGCACACGCGCATGTTATATCATCTTCAGCTGGAACTTCATTATTGAATTATACTGGTTTGGATAATACTAATGGTACAACATTAGCTAGAACAAGTTTTGATAGTAAACAAGCTATTACTCTTGCAAACTGTGTTCTTGGAGAACAACTTGAATGTGTTACTGATGGTACTGAGTGGTATATTAAAGGTGATTTAAACGATACACCAACAGCTACATAATTAATAGTATTTTATATTATTAAACAACTTAAAAGGGTAAGATTTATTTCTTACCCTTTTTTGTTTTAATTGATATTTATATATGAACAATTATACCCATTTTGGAGAAATTAATGTCAAAATTTCAATTTTTATATGAAGACCCAACAGCAACTTTACAAGTAACTGGTTCTACACCACACGGAATTTACGATGCAGATTCAGAATTTCAAACCGATAGTTTAACGGTTTGTAAATATGTTGCAACAAAACTTGGACATCCAGTTATGCAACTTGAATTTAATAGTGGTTCTATATATGCTTGTTTAGAAGAAGCAGTATCAGAATATTCACAACAAATCAATCATTACAATACAAAGAATTGGATGTGGGAACATTACGGAAATACTGATACCACCACTGGAATGAGTTCAACAGGTTCACATCAAGCTGAAACTCCTGTGGGTGGAATGTCTTTATTTACCTTAGCAGAACAATACGGACAAGCTGTAAATGTTGGAGGAAACACTACAATGTTTACAGGTTCAATAACCATTACATCATCTCAACAAGTTTATGATTTACCAAGTGAGGCTAATTTAGAGTCAAGTGTTACAACTACAAATCCAATGGTGGTTCAAAGAGTATTTAATCAAGCACCCGCTGCAATATCTAAATTTTATGACCCTTTTGCTGGAACTTATGATAACATTGAATTATTAGATTCTTTTGGATTTGGTAGTGTATCACCAGCAGTGTCTTACATATTAAGACCAATATCATATGATTTGGCTAGAGCTAATGCGATTGAAACAAATGACTTGATTAGAAAATCTGCATATTCATTTGAATTAGTAAATAATAAAATGAGGATATTTCCAAAACCTACATCAAAAGATGCTGGTGATAAAATATATTTTCATTATTATAGACGAGAAGATATGACGGATGTTACTCAAACTAAGACAAGTGGTAAAGTATCTGACCCATCAAACATACCATATAAATTTATTGTATATAATGAAATAAATTCAATGGGTAGAAATTGGATTAGAAAATATACTTTAGCATTGTCAAAAGAATTATTAGGAATTATTAGAAGTAAATATGCTTCATTACCATTACCAAATGGAGAAGTCTCTATGGATGGTGAAGCTTTAAAGGCAGAAGGTAGAGAAGAGAAAGCAAATTTATTAGAAGAATTAAATAATTTCTTAGAAGCTGTTAGTAAAAAAGAACAAGCAATTACAGAACAAGAAGTTGCAAATGCTCAACAGGAAGTATTAAATAAAGCTCCATTAAAAATATACATAGGATAATTAAATGTCTCAAACAAAACCATTTTTTATACCACAAAAAGAATTTGATTTATTAAATCAAATGAATGAAGAATTAATTGATGAAATTATTGGACAATCAGTTGATATTTATAAAGTGAATATTGATAAAACTGAAGATAATATGTATGGTGAATCAACCGCTAAATACTATGATATAGGATTCAGAGTCAATTGTTTGATTGAATATGCTGAACCTACGATAGAACAAGACGAGTTTGGAGCAGATTTAAATTCAAATATAACAATGTTCTTTCAAAGAGAAAATTTATCAAGTGGTTCATTGAATTTTTATCCTGAGAATGGTGATATTGTGGATTGGAATGATTACTATTGGGAAATTAATGGAACAACAGAACCAAAATTATTCGGAGGACATCCGAACTTTAAACATAACATTGTAGCGACAGCACATCGTTCAAGATTATCATCGTTACAAATAGAGGAAAGGCCTAAATAATGAGTTTAGATATTTTAAAAGAAAGATTTAATGGAAAACTAACAACTATCAAATATGAACAAGAGATAGATTATAGAGAAAAGACTATTAAAAATTTAGAGGAAGAAACTAACAACTTATCAAATCAAGTGGTAAATTTAGAAAATGAAAAAACTAATCTTTTACAAGAGTTAAATAAAGCTAGAAATTTTGAAACTGGATTATTTTCTACAAAACAAAAAGAGTTTGAAAATAAAATAAATGAAAGAAAATATGATATTGAAGAACTTGAAAGTGAAAATTATTCTTTACAAGAACAAATTAACAAAAAAAATGAAAGACTTGAATATAAAGATAAAATAATTAATAACTCTAACAATATTTTAAAAGAGGCAAAAAATAAAATAAATCGTTTAGCTGCAAAATTACAAAATTCAAAAAATTCTAAAAAAGAATTAAAGTTAGAAATTAGAAAAACTTATAAAGAATATTTATTTGAAATAAATAATTTTGAAAGCCAAATAAAAGATAAAAATCAACTTATAAGTGAACAGAAACAAATATTAAAAGAAAAAAATAAAAAAATAAAACAAGTTACTGATATAATAAAAGAGTTAAAAACAAAAAATGATAAGAGTAACGAAGTAATCAATGAGTTAAGTGATAAATTACAACAAAGTGAAAATTCCTTAATTGTAGAAAATGGTAAATTTCAAAAAGAAATTGATAGTAAAGAAGATACAATTTCAGAATTACAAAGTGAAGTGGATATACTTTCAAATAAAGTAATTTCATTATCTGAAACAGTTGAAGACAAATCTGTTTTGGAAAAAAGATTACAAGAAGCAGAACAATTTCAGCAGGTGGTTAAAAATACTAAAAGTAATTATAAACAAGTTCCACAAATGAAATCAAAATTATTTAATACAGATAATTTAATTTCAATGTTAAAAGAGGTATCAAAACAAAAACAAGGTCCAAAACCACTGTCTTGGAAACAATGGATAGAAATACCAGAAAATAAATATTTAAATGAATTAAATCATAAAATAGCTAAAAAAATATTTAATGAAAATAATAATTTATATTTAGAAGATGAGAGAAGAAAACACGACAGACACTCACGAATGAACCTAGAAGCCTCATCCACTGCATTATTACCATTAACAGTTGGTAATTTAAAAGGATATTATTCATTTTCAACACTATCTAGTCTTTCAAGTGGAGCTGCTGTTAGTCAATGGGATGATTTAAGTGATAACAATAATCATTTAACACAAGGTACTGCTAATGCACAACCTGAATACAATGCATCAGTAAATAGTTTACAATTTAAAAGAAATAGTGATAATTTAGACCATATGGATTTTACAACTGGTTTAGCTTTATCTGAATTTACATTGTTTTTTGCACTTAGTTTTGGTAGTGAGAATCGTCAAGTGTTACTAAAAGATACTGCTGGAAATGATTTGATTGAGATTTTGTATGTTAATGCCAATAGAGCTAACCTTTTAGTAAAGGGTAATGATGGGACTAATAGTGTATCTACAACAGTTACACCTGCAGATGGTACAATTTTACAAGGCACAAAACTTTTATTAACTTGTAGAAAAAAACCATTCAATAGTGATGATGGATTTGGACAAGTGGAGTGGTTTATAAACAAAACATCTTTAGGAACAAGTGATGATTATGATGAAAACATTTTACAAACCATTAATGAACTTGGTTTTGGAAATAGTAGTACGGGATTCGAAGGAAACATATATGAAATGGCTATTTATGAAAAAGCGTTAGATGGTGGGCAACTTGGAAAATTACAAGACTATTTTATCAATAGAACAAGTATAAGTGTATAAGGATAACCAATGGCTGTTCAACAAATAACAGGAAAAAAGATTACTAAGTATGATACTTCAAATCCTAACTTTGTAGAAAAACCTAAACCAAAACAAGAGGTGAGTGGTAATGTGCAAGAGGATGAAGATATGTATGGTGAAAGAAAACACACTTACATACCCGAACCAAATGGTAATCTACAAATGGAACAAATGATGGGTAAGTTGATGAATAAGTTGGATAACTTTGATTCACCGAGTCAAACAGGTGTAAAAGCTATTGAAGTAGATATTAAAAAAGAAATTGCAATTGGTAAAGCTGATATGAGTAGTATTAAATCAGAAGAAGTAAAGGGTAAAGTTAATAACAAATTAGATAAACTTAAAAAACTGAGAAGACGAAATGGCCGTTAATAAAATAACAAATAAACAAACACTTAATAGGGAGTCAGTTAATAGAGCCACACAAGTGTCTACAAAAACTAATAGAGTTCGTGGTAATGCAAAACAGACATTAACTCCAGGAAAAGATTTTAATAATAATTTTGCTGTAACATTAAAAGATATTGATACATCTGTAATGACTCATATGAAAAATGTAATGAAACCAAAAATAAAAGAAGCTAACGAAATAATTAAAGTTCCTGTTTATTATGGTAATGAGGAAAGATGGAAAAATTTTAGAAAAAGGGGTGTGTTAAGAGATAAAAATGGCTCATTAATATTACCATTAATTATGTTTAGAAGAACTGATGTTTCTTTTGATGATAATATGCCTATGTCTTTCGACCACGATGTAAAAGGTGAATTTATAAAAGTAGCTAGAAGTAATGCCTGGTCAAAAGATAATCAATATGATAGATTTTCAGTTCAAAGAGGACTTAAACCCGTACAAGAAGTTATTTATACTGGAATGCCAGACCACGTAGTTTGTAATTATTCAGTAGTAATGATGACTAATTATATTGAACAAATGAATATATTAAGTGATTTATTTCTTGAACATATTGGAACATACTTTGGTGATTCAGAACAATATAAATTTTTATCTTCATTGGATGGTAGTATAAGTGATGCATCTGAAATGAATCAAGATGGTGAACGATTAATAAAAACTGAATTTGGTTTATCAATAAAAGCATATGTAATACCTGAATTTACAAGTAATATATTTGGAACAACTAATGAAACTTCAAAAGCACTTACACCATCAAGAGTTGTGTTTGGGTTTGAGGGTGATGCTACAGACGAACAAGTAGGAAAATAAATCACTTGTTTTGAAAATTTATATATATTTATATATGAAACATTAATGGAGGTTATAAATGCCAGAAGAAGTAAAATTCACAGAAGAAGAACTTAAACAAGTTCAAGATATACAACAAAGTTATGCAAATGTTCAAAATCAATTCGGACAATTAAAATTAGCTCAAATCAGATTAGACGAACAAGAAGTTGAATTAGAAGAATCTTTGAAATCAATTCAAGATGATGAAAAGAAATTTCTTGATGGAATTACTAATAAGTATGGACAAGGTTCTTTAAATCCAGAAACAGGTGTATTCACACCAAATAAATCTGAATAATAAAAAAAAAATTATCGTTTGAGAGTTTAATCATATATTTATATATGAATAATACTAATGCGCAAAAATAGTATATACCTCAAAAATTAAAAAGTTAACTTAGGAGAAATTCAATGGCCGAAAAAATAATTTCACCTGGTGTATTTACAAATGAAATAGACCAGACGTTTTTACCTTCCGCTGTGGCTGATATTGGAGCTGCACTCATTGGACCAACACTTAAAGGTCCTGCAGGAATCCCAACCGTTGTAACATCATTTTCTGATTTCCAAGCGAAATTTGGAGATACGTTTAGAACGGGTTCGGATTCAGTCCAATTCTTAACCTCACATGCAGCTGAAGAATATTTAAAAAATTCAGACACACTAACTGTTGTTAGAATAATGGCAGATGGTTCACAAGGTTTTGGACCAGCTACCGCTGATGTTGTTACTACAAATTCAAGCGTAACATCTGGTGTCAATAAAGCTACTGGTTCTGTATCTGCAACTACATTTAAAACAGGTATTGGAGAAGTTTATAAAATAACACAAGGAAGTAGTGAATTTAAATTCATAGCTTCTGGTGATGGTGGTGGAGATTCATCTGATGATTCAATCAGATTCTTTGTCAATGGTGCTACGAGAGGAGCACATATAACCAATCTTGTAACTGAGATTAACGCTGTTTCAGGATTAAATGTGACAGCAGTTTCACAATCAAATGGGCAATTAGCACTTACGGCTTCATTAGCAGGAACAGCTGCAAATAATACTACATTCCTAACAGCTTCTGCTGGTGCTCCAAGTTCATTTACAACTGCTCCGGCAGGTTCTGGAGTTGGTGGTGGTGTAGCAGGTAAAGGTGGTTCATTTAACATTACTGGTGGTACTGTTTCTGCTGGAACTACTACAACTTGTTTCACATTAGAAACATTAGCTGATGGTACAATAATGAATAATGGTAATGCAACTGCTAGAGTAAATAATGTTTTAGTTAGTGGTTCAAAACATAATGTTAGATATGAAGTTGTTTCTAAAAATGATAAAAAAGGTACTTTTAATTTAACAATTAGGGCTGGTAATGATAATGTTAAAAGAAAACAAATACTTGAATCATTTAATAATATAACATTAGACCCTAATTCACCTAACTTTATTTCAAAAGTTATTGGAGACCAAAAACAACAAGTTAAAACAGAGGGAAGTACAAAATACTTACAATTAACTGGTTCATTTGCAAACGCTTCAAGATTTGTAAGAGTTAAAAGTGTTAGTACACCTACAATTGATTATTTAGATGAGAATGGGAATGTAAGTGACATACCTGTAAATGGTGGTCATATATCTCAATCATTACCTCAAGTTGGTAGTGGTTCACTAAATGGTGGATTCACTGGTGCTTCAGATGGACATAGTGGATTTAACGCTTTAGGACATTTTAATGGTGATTCTACTCGGGCTCCTAGAGCAGTATTTTATGAAAACATCGTAGCACAAAATTCACAAGGATTTGACCCAACTGTAGCAGATGATGGTAAAAATGCATATGAAGAAGCTCTTGACTTACTTGCAAACCAAGATGAATTTGATATTAATTTAATCTTAATGCCAGGTATTATAGACTCTTTACATTCTTCTATTACGGCTAAAGCTATTGATGTATGTGAATCAAGAGGTGATTGTTTTGCAATTATTGACCCGGTTCCTTATGCTTCAACATTAACAGCAGCTACTACAAGAGGTGAAGCTAGAGATTCAAACTTCGCAGCTATGTATTGGCCATGGGTTAAAGTACCTGATTCACAAGTTGCTGGAACTCAAAGATGGGTGCCACCATCAGTAGTATTAGGTGGTGTTTACGCATTCAATGATAGAGTTGCACACCCGTGGTTCGCTCCTGCTGGATTGAATCGTGGTGGAATTACAACTGCTATTCAAGCTGAGAGAAAACTAACTCAAGGTAATCGTGATGATTTATATGATAGTAATATTAATCCAATCGCAACATTCCCTGGACAAGGGGTAACGGTGTTTGGACAAAAAACATTACAGAAAAAAGCAAGTGCGTTGGATAGAATCAATGTAAGACGATTATTAATCAGAGTTAAGAAGTTCATAGCTTCTTCTTCAAGATTCCTTGTATTTGAACAAAATACATCGGCAACACGAAGAAGATTCTTAGGAATTGTTAATCCATTCTTAGAACAAGTTCAATCACAAAGTGGATTGAGTGCATTCAGAGTAGTGATGGATGAAACGAATAATACACCTGATACAATTGATAGAAATCAATTAGTCGGACAATTATTCTTACAACCTACAAGAACTGCTGAGTTTATTGTATTAGACTTTACAATACAACCAACTGGTGCTTCTTTTCCAGAGTAATGGTTAGTTAAAATAAACTAAAGAAAAGGGATTTATTTAAATATAAGTCCCTTTTTTTTATAATTACTGATATTTATATATGAATTAAAGGTTTAAGTACTTAATAGGAGAATTTAAATGGCTGAATTATTAGAACCACAAGATATAATGTTTACCCCCTTTGAGCCAAAGCTCAAAAACAGATTTATAATGCAAATAGATGGTATCAATGCTTATTTAATTAAGTCAATG